TTAAAAAAATGAATAACTTTGAAAAAAGACATTTACCAGAGGCAACTGCAAAATCTATAAATATGACGCTTTTTGGTATGCGTAAAGCTATGATGGCACAAATTACAAAAAAATTAGATAGACCAACACCTGCAACTATAAAAGGTTTTTTGGTTAGCAAGGCTACAAAAAATAAACTTGGCGGAATATTATTTATTAAAGAGTTTGTAGAGAAATATCTCAAATTCCAAATAACAGGTGGTGTAAGAACTTCGGCAAGAAAAATACCAATTCCTTACGAACCAAATGCAAGGCTTAACAAGTATGGTAATATTGTTGGCAAAAGGTCAGGTCTCATAAAAAAGAAAAATCAATTCTTTGGTACAGTTAGAGGCATTACTGGAGTTTGGGAGAGACGTAAAGTTAGAGAAACATCAACATCAATAGATACAGGTAATTACACATCAGGCTTAAAGCTTATAATAGGATTGCATCAATCAGCTACTTATGAACCTAAATTTCCTTTCTATAAAATAGGTTT